CTTTGCAGAGCCAGTAGCCCCGCCATCAAGGAATAACAAGTAGTCACCGTTGGCTATTGTAGCCTCAGATACCAGTGCGGGGGAATCTATGATGAAATTATCCACGCCTATCTTCTTGAGCGTCCCGCCATCGCTTATAGCTATCTCGTCGGCAGCAACTATTCCCCCAGACGCAAGTTCCGTCTGCCCAGATATGACATTATTGTTCAACATACCTGATTCTACTGCGGTGCTGGCAATAGTAACCGCACCGTCGTTGGCTATTGTCACATCGCCAGAAACAATAACCGGGTTGTAGTTCGTACCGTCTGCCACGAGGATGAATGTGTCAGTGTTCGTTCCCATAGTAAGGTCATCACCTGATATCGTCAGATCCCCAGCAATCGTCACGTTTGCTCCTGACATCGTGATAGCCGTTGTTCCTGAAGAACTGCTCTTGATAACCAGCTCTCCGCTACTGTTCGTCAGTGTGCCGAAGAGGGTTCCCCCATCCTTTAAGAAGACATCAGCACCATCAGCATCCAACGTGATATCTGTTGACGAGTCTAGGGTTAAGGCCCCTGTCGAGTTCACCGTGATTGGCGAACCAGCAAGAGTCGCTCCAGTGGTTCCATCGTGGGTGATAGTAAAGTCATTGCCTGCACCCATGTTGAACACCGAGCTGTCGCTCGTAAGGCTCAGGTCATCACCAACAGTAGCATCACCTGCAATGGCAACACTGGAACTTGCAGTCGTTGCATGAGGCGTGATGGTCATCATGGTGACGTAGGTTCCTGCCGATGCTATGTCGTTCCCGATAGTGAGAACGCCACCATCAGCCACGTTGACCTTCCACTCGTCACCTGCATCGTCACCCTGGTCTGCGAACAGGTAGAGGACTCCAGCCTCACCCTCGCCACCCTTGATGGTGAACGAATCAACCTCATAGCTGATCTCTGCTGCTCCACCAGTCGTGGAGTTAATCGTGAAGACATCGGTTAGCGTCCCTGCCACAATGACACCGAAACGTATCTGGCCGTCTTCACTTGTTGTCGTTACATCGGTAGCTTCTACCGTCATTCGGGCAAACTCATCGAGGTTCCCGGCTGAATCAGCCAGCTTGAAGGAGAGGTATATCTCATCACCATCTGCCCTTGTGGAGTTGGCCCCGCTGAATACTGCCACCTGGTTTGCTGTGGCATTGGTGATATTGCTGAACGTAGCAGCAGGGGTAGTTGCCCCTGTGTTATTCCTTACATCTAGCTCCTTGAGAGATATCTGATCATCCCACCGGATGCGCCTGACAGAGGAGCCGCTCGTTATCTCTACGTCGTAGCGGTCCTGATCGCTCTCAGTGAACGCCCAGGCTCCGTTAGAGTCAGTCGTAACAGTGGAGCCTTCTTGGGTCGTCGTGCCTGTTTCAAGTAGCTTGACGCTGGCTCCGTTCACGGCTGACCCAGCGTCGTTGTAAACGTGTCCTGCAAAATTAACTGTCATTAGCCTCCTCCTAGTCGGGAGTGATCTCTATAGTTCAGCGCCTCTCGGCAGTAGTACATGGGATCTTTCAACAGATCCTCATCGTCGATAAAGATGAGCGTGAGGTTCTGCCCTGCGAGTCCTGCCCTTGCCATAACGTCACGAGCCCTGACCTCGACACCAAATTCGTAGTGATAGTATACACCCTGAATATTCACTGCCAAGTCAGGAGGGTCGGAGAAAAGGAAGTCTATCACGAACCCGCCCTTGTCCAGCCTTCCGCCCATGAGTGGGGACTGATAGGTGAAGTCCTGCCCTGGCTGCTTACCAAGTCGCACAAACGTCTGGTATGCGATATATTCCGGGACTGAACCTTCCCAGTTACTCGGAACCTGAATCTGTGCCTGCGTTGTCATATCATCCTTCCAGTATCATCATCCAACACACCTTGTCGCCATTGGTCGCAGCATCCGCATAGAAAATATTGACTGGTACGCTGCCACCGAACTCACCGAAATTCAGTTCTATCTCGTTACCCGCACTCAGTTCGTATCCGAGTGAGGCGCTGACATCACTGACCCCTACGTAGGCCAAGCCAGAATTGGCAGCGAGAGCCTTGAATTTGACAAACTTGACTCGATTCGTTGCGTTCAGCACCTGCACCGCTGTGCCTGCTGAAGATACCGTAGCTATTCCTTGGTCAACTCTCATGCGACACCTCTAAGAATTTTAGACATCTTTCTTACATGTTCCTGATCTTTATATGGAAGCGTAGCTATCCAAGCCTCGTTCATCTCATCTGCCGTTTCGTAAAATACCCAGTCGTCTGTAACCTTTTTAAGGTGGTCACCAGAGGGAGTACCATCCATCCAAGAAAACAACTGCACATAAGCAAGGTTGTTTTCAGAATCGTAATCCTTAACCTTTCCCTGCCAATAAAACTCTTTCCTGTCTGTTTCTTTCCTCCACTCAAGCGTATGAAAATACTTTCCTTTTATCATTTCCTTCTCCTATGGTTCTACAACCTGTATAGTGGTTGATCCGCGCTCGTCATGGCCTGTGAACTCCATGCCCTGTGCAGCAACAACGTCTACGTAATAGTTCCTCGTGCCTCCTCCGTCATCCCTGAAGGTGAACTCGACCAGCGTCGTACTCTCTATCGCTGAGATGAGGTTGGACCGCAAGTCCTTCGGCACATTCCCTTTGTACTCGTTTGTCAGGTCTATGTCTACCGTGTGACCCCACTTAGCTGCGATCTTCTTGCGGTACTCAAGGGTCAGAGATACCACATCTGGTGTCTCGAACTTCTCAAGCCCGGTTGTGGTAGCCGTAGAACGGTTCAGGGTCAGCTTGAACTTGATAGCCCTGAACGCAGTACCCACACTGCTCCCAAACGTATACGTGTATGTGCCGGACGCAGCCCCCATCTCTGTTGAATCAAGCGTGCCGACGGCTGTTGTGTAGCTCTCTGAGTAGTCTGTTGCGTACTCCACCTTTATCTTCTCTGTTGAGGTGAGATCCTGTGCCTCGATGCGAAGGCTGAGTGCCAGTTTGTCAACTTCACTCTGCCCCGCATTGAACCAGGGAGTCTCGTGGATGCCCTCAAGGGCATAGGAGAACTCAGATACCTCAGAAGGGTTGATGATGTCCTTGGGCAAATCCATGAAATGGACGATATTGTTGTGTCCCCACCAGACACGGTACTTGGAGTAGGCATCAGACACATGGATAGCATCAAACGCTTTGCCTGATGTCTCTGACTGCCACTTCACTTCCCATCCCATGTCGTTGTATCCAAGGATGGAGCTGTAGCCGCTGTCTGACGCAATCACGGAGGAACCGTGGTGGCTTATCCATTGATAGGGGAGTGATGTAGAGGATATCGTTGCGGGCGCAGAGCTGGCATCTATCCCTACGAGCAGTTCGTTGTGGGATCCCGCCATATATCGTATGGCACCACGCCTGTCTGACGGCAACCCGTCATCTCTGTCGGGTCCCGTGACTGTTATCACTGCGGCATTGTTGCCGTTGATGTACTTGTACAGCCCGTTTCCGCTAGGGATATACACCGAGTCACGCCATGTGACCGTTCCCTTGCCGTTGTCTGGGTGTACAGGGAAGTCCATCTGGGTTTTCTCGAATCTGGCGTTGTCTGCGTTATGTGCGAACAGGCCCTGTGTGGTGGCTGCGTAGATGATTGGTATGCCCATAGCGTTACGGGCTACGAAAAGCCTTGTGACGGAGCCGTCAGGTAGCGGGAGGACGGCATCATTCACATCTGTGCCTATGGATGTGGCGTACCAGAGCTGCCCTACGTGAGAGATACCCCAGAGTCTTTCGTCCCAGACAGTCACAAACTTTGTGTCTGTGGTATCAGTCGTCCAGCTTGAGCCATTTGATGAGTAGGTATACCCACTCCCGTTGACATCGTAGTGAGCAAAGACCAGATAGGTCGTCCCTCCTGCGTCTGTGAACACCACACTGTCCGTTACTTGGTCGGTGGCACTCTGTGTGAGTGCCGACCCCCAACTATCACTCGTGTTGTTGTACTTGAACAGCTTGGGACTCTCAGACGTGGAGCCGTTCCAGAAGGCGTAGACCTCGCTACTAAGGGTATTGATAGCCCCTATCGCAGCGTCTGCGAGGCTGTGTGAAGGGCTTGAAGACTCCGTGACCAGTCCGGGGAGAACCAAGTGGTTCTTGTACCTGAGCTGGCACGTTGAGTACCACGCCCTGTTCACCTCGGCTGCGCCTTCCATTCGGTTGACGCCTATGCCGCCACGCCAGTCAGACCACGATATGACAGACGACCGCAGGTTCGAGTCCTTGGTCGTGTCTCCTATGACCACCTTTGCAGGGTAGATAGAAGCAAGCGTAGAACGTACCGGGCGGGTAGTGGGATAATAGACGCCATTGAGAAAGATCTCATTCTGTTCAACAACAGCATTTGCCATCAGTCCACAGACCTCACATTAACGAGCATTGGGAAAGCCCTTCTCGCCCTCTGTGCCTGGTCTGACCAGAACGCACTGAGCTGTCGCTTTGCGTCAGGGTCAATGGATGGCCCGCCAGAAGCGGAGAGCAGTGCGAGTGTAATCGAATTGGCGATGATGTAGTCCTCGTCTATCTCGGTCGCAGTAGCGTCCGACGTGAGTAACGCAGGCTTGTCTCCGCCGGTTATCTTCATCAGTGCATATCCGACTGCGTCCTGCCCGTCCCGAAGCAGCACGAGGTCACGAGACTCCTTGTCTATCCTCCAGTTGCGCCTGTCGAGCGTAGACCATTCAGCCGTGTCATTTGCTACGGCTACGATGTCATCTATCCACACTGTGCAAGCCCCTAGATCTGAATCGTACTCAACCCCCACGGATATGATCGCTGTATCTGTTTCAGGGTTTGATAAGGACATTCTCACAAAAGTCCATGTATCGGCAGACAAAGCCGGAATGCTGAGTGTCTCTAGTGGACTTGCACAGGAGGCTGTATCATCGAGCAGCAACTTGAGGTTGCCCGAACTGGTTGCTACCGTACTCTTCACCCACATCTCTATGGTGTCATACCCGGAGATGTCTTTGCTCGTGATGCTGTCCGTTACGAAATCTCCCGCGGAAGCACCGTCTGCTATCACCATCTTCAGGGATTGTGTTCCCTGCTTCTTGTCCTTGGTATCAAGTGACTGTGTGAAGTCACCATCAGTTTTCTCGTCAAAGGTGGCACCAGCCGCATGGATGCGTGTACTGGTCACCTTGTGTCGGTATTCAATCTTGGAAATCATGGAGATATTCGATGGGATATCAAACCTCGTCTGATGACCATCTCCATGAAGTTCAATATTCTCTATGGGATCGTAGACCCAGCCTGTCGCTGACATGACGGACTGATTGATAAAATCATCAATAACGTCAGGATTGTAGGAATCGTCCCACAATTCGTAGGACTCTGATGCCGTGGAGGCGGTTGCCGCAGGCATGAATGTGAGCGTTGTGACATTGCTCGAAATCGCAGAGTCAGTCACTCTTCTCGTAAGAGTGTCATTGCTTCCGCTTGTGAACCTGACCCACTTTCCTATCTTGGTATCAGCACCACCCAATACAAGGGTGTTGTCCAGCAGTGTTGTCGTGCTTCCGCTACTTGAAGCAGAGGAAACGTACACCGCACCAAGGGCATTTCCAATGTGCTGTCTTAATTGCTCACGCGTTCTCCCCTGTATTGCTGGCATTGTCTTTCCTCATTATCGTGTGTTGCGCCTTTCCTGTCTCTTGGCCTGTCTGCTGACCTTCTGGTTCTGGCGCACTATTGGTTTAACGGCACGAAGGGCTATCAGGAGTTTTGGATCCTTCAGTCGCTCCTTCTGCTGTTCTGTGAGCTTTGTGCCTTGCCTGCCTGCCATTAGTAGCCACCCTTCTTTTTCTTGGTCATGGGCTTACCCGTGCGCTTAGAGGCACGTTTGGCAGCGGCACGGCCTGCTGCGGTATAAGGATATCTCTTTCCACCAACTCTAGGCATATCACTTCTCCTTCGACGACTTCCCGTTCTCGGTCAGTCTCCTGACCTCAGAGGTGGCAGCATCCAGGGCGATGCTCATCTCGGTGAGCTTCCTCATCAACGCCCGGTTCTGCACCTGAAGCGTCATCAGGGGGTTCGTCTGCATGACTGCCTGTACATCTTCTGTTGTTACTTCTATGTTTACATCCTGTTGTGTCATATTCCTTTTCCTCTTTCCTAGAAATAAAGTTTTCCTGTCGTGCTTTCCCTGCGCCTCGTGCGGTATCGCAAGAACTCGTTCAGTGCTTTGCCTGCCTGCTTCCGTTCATCTTGGGTGGCGGGACGCTTGTCATACTTCTCACGAACCTCTTTTATGAAGTTCTCGGTAGCATGACCCATCATGTCCTCAACCTCAGCCTGAGATGTGTCGCCGTCAGCAAGCACACGGATCAGTTGTTTATGTACCTTACCGAACTTGTCCTTGGCCTCAACCATAAGCTCGTGGGAAACCACGCCGCCATTTCCTGTGTCCTGACCAACGGGGACTATCCCACCATAGGTAGCCCCCGTTGGAATCCACAAATTGTTAATCATCTATATTCTGTTCCTAGTATAGATTCATCAGCATTACTGTGTGGTACTCATTATCCACACCAGCTTTACCATGTACTCTGGCAACAGCAGGAGTGGTGTCTGCGCCAACAGCAAGGAACTGCCCTGCGTGGTTGGAGCTTGCTCCTACCAACGTACCAAATGCAGGAGTGCCGTCCATAGCTACTGTGGCTATACCCGCTACCTGAATCCAGCCAAAGTAATCGGCTGTCATGCTTCTGGTTGTAACGCCAACAAACCTACCTGCAACAGCAGCAGGAGCAACTACGATATCCTTGTAAGGACTCTTTATTAAACCTACTGTTTCTGTCCCGTTAGTAAGTGCTGTGACCAAGCCATCAGGCTCGTCAAGCGTTAGAGTGACAGCCGCTGACCCATCAGCTTGGGCATGGCTCTTGATCTTATACATCTCGTGTGGGTTGGCAGACGTTCCCAAGATAGGGACGTTGATGAATAGATACCCTTCTGCATACAAGTTCTTTGCGGCAGCAGTAGCACCGAGCGTTACAGCTACTGTAGTAGAACCAGCGGCAGTAGTCGCTACTGCAAGGTCTTCATCGTGGTTGCCGGCAGGAGCCTCGCTTGCCACCAAAAGCCCTTCTGTAATAGCTGAACCGCCATTCTCTACATACCTGAATTTTCTGCCATCAACGAAGACCATCTCTGTTCCGAGCTTATGCCGCTGGTCAGAGGTCTGGACTTTCTCCCAGCCATACATTCCGCTAATAGTATTTGGAAATGCCATATCAATCCTCCTTAAACTTTACAGGCTCAAAGGCCTGCGACCGCCGTTGTTAATATATCGCCAGGCACGGCAATCTTTACACCTAGCTAGATTTGAAATGAGGCCCCATTCGCCTCTTTCCTCTTTCTTGTGGCAGAACAGGATCAGAGGTGGTTCCCGCTGCCTGGGCAACGGGTTCCTTCTCCTGACTCCGTTCCGCACACCATCTACACGTACATTCGCCGCTTGGCTTCCAAGGAAACTGTCCTATGCGAGCCTTACGCAACACATAGTCAGGGCTCCCAGGGACGCCTTTTACCGTTGAGCCAACGTCCTCCGAAATCTCTCCATCGGCGTTGTAGCTGGGCTTATGGCGATACAAAATCGTCTTCGGCTGCCACTCGTCGATGTACTTCATCGAAAAACCGATACTAGCCAGTTCATTCTTTTGCCTATTCCGTTCCGTAATTCCTGTCATCGTTCACTCCTTATGACGTCGCAAGGTCGCCGATCTCGAACTGTATTGCTGCGCCACGGGTGTCGTCCAACTCGAAAACACCATAGTCTGCGGTCATAACGACCTCAGTGGCTCGGAGAGAAGCATCTCTCTGTCGCTCTGTCCGTGTGTCTACGCTTGTCAGGGCTGCCATAGCAGTCTTGTCAGCGATAACGCCGTACCCAGAATCAACTGATGCGATCTTGTCGATGTTCCCATCTTCAAAAATGCTGACCCCGTTAATCGGGCGAAGGCCGCTGTAGAAGTTCTGTAGCAAATCTACGCTCCATCCACTGGTGAGCCCTCCGGACGCTGCTGTATCAGCAGACGTAGCTGCTTGCTTGGACAGCGTTGCGACTGCGTTTGGATGGTGAATGAGATACAGTTGGTTCCCGAACTTGCCCGCCTTGGCCCTAGAGATACAACCATGTGTATTCGCTGTATTCATTGCTGCGCCATCAGCGCCAAAGACCGTTCCGCCATTGAGGTTAGGCCACAAGGCTATGACGTCTGTGTCCTTCTTTCGTGCCATGCCATCGCCGAGCTGTCGCCCTATCATGCTGAACACATTGTCAGCAGCCTGTCGGACGAGCTTGTCTGTGAGAATGACCTTAGCCCCGACCTCAGATGCTGTCAGGTCCACCGTGGTCATCCCGATGTCTTCCTCGTCCACTATGTCCTGACCGTCTGTAAGGTCGCTCATCGTCATCTGCCCTACCTTGGGGACAGTGACCTGCTTGGAACCCTTTGGCAGACTGAACTGCTCAATGAGAGCCAATGCTGGAGCGTTATGCTCCTCTGTGTACCTCGCCGATGCGATGATTATCCTCTGTGCGTTTTCAAGATTACCAGTTGTGGCTGTTTGTGCCATTTCAATCCTCCTAAAATTATGCTCCGAATGCCATTCTTCTCGCAGCCCTTACCGCTGCTTCCGACCTGTCCCCGTTGTTATAGGCTTCGAGGAGTCGGTCATGGTTCGACGTAGCCTCCGCAGCGCCCTGACTATTGTCGAAGGTCTGCGGTTGTACACGACCCTGCTTCAACCGCGCATTCTCAGCGATGAGTCCTCGCTCACGCTTCATGCGCTTGGCCTCTTTCTCCATCTCTTGTGGAGAATTGGTCATTTGAAGTGCCATAAAATCATCCAGCATCTGCTTGTTAGCCAGCCCCTGCTGCTGCATGAAGTGGATCGCCGCTGCCTGCTTCCCCTGGACATAACCGACCATCCCGGCGGCTTCATCTTCCTGCTTCCTGAACTTCTGTTCCTGTGCTACGTATCGCCTAGCTTGTTCTCGTGCCTGCTCAGGCATATACCCGTTCTCCTGTAGTTGCCGTTCATATGATTGAGCAGTACGTGTAACCTTCTCACGCCATCCGCGCTCTTGGTCAGCGGCACGGCGCTGCTGTAGTTCGTTTATAGCCTGCTGATCAACCTGGGGCATCATAGGCTGCGCTTGCTGCGGAGCGGTGTCCGTTGTCTCCGTAACAGTCGATTCAGAGCCCTCTGGGGCAGGTGCCTGCTCTTGGGGAGCTGCTTCTGTCTCTTCGCCCTCTGCCGGAGGAGTTTGCTCTATCTCTTCCCCGGTATCCACGGGCTCTATGACCTCTACGGTTTGGTCTACTTCCTGTTGGTCTGTTGGCATAACCATATCTTATTCTCCTTTTCCTCTACATATATTACACTAACTCGTCAACTCTACAATATGTGGTAGCATACTTTAGTTCGGAACCAGTTCGTCCAAATAAAGCCTCTCGTACTGGCTTGCAGAAATATTGGGGTCTTGGATGCCTTCTGGATCCCGCACTCTCTTTCGGATCAGGTTATTCAGATTTTTAGAGTCGCGATATTTATATCCTGCGTCCCTCATCCCAATTATCCACTGAGGATTATCACGCCACGCAGTTTTAACAAACCTGAGCTGCAAATCGCCCATCACTCCAGAATCTTTGTACGCCTTATCAATTGCTTCTTTCATCTCTCGTGCTTTCCCCGGAACGTGTCTTTGGGCTTCTCTCTCGGCAGTCGAAAGGTCGAGATACCCTATGACCGTCGATTCTGTCACATCTGCCTCGGCAGCGATAAACTTTATGAACGCTGGATGTCTGTCCAGCTTCCAATAGTTAGATTCATGTCCACGAATGACCTGTGTATACGACGAGGCATACCGCCCGGCATTGATCAACTTTTTCATTTCTTCTGGGTACTCACGCTCGATTAACCGTATATTCCTGAGCAGCTCTTCAGCCTCTGGACGGGTCAAACTAGACCAGAAGGCAGCCGAAAGGGTGTCAACATTGGACTCTTTATCATCGCTTTCATCCCAGTTTATCTTGCCGTCTTCTCCTGTCGCATCCTCGAATATCTTGTAGTATCGCCAGACACGGTGTTCTCGTGTTCCCGGTTCGGGTTCTTCTCTCGGCTTGTCCCTGTCATACAGCTTGTCATTGATACCACCGGTGGTTCGCTGTTTTTCAACATCCCACGTATGGCCGTAAAGCTCGCCGACACGCACCTGTCGCGCTTCGTTGTATTTGATTCTTGAAATAGTTGCACTCCAGTCATCGCTCGTTGTCGGAGCAGACAGATGCTGCTCTGCAATTCTCTGCAAGCCTTCAAGAAGGGCGGTATCCGCGGCTTCCTTCTTCTCATACAAATACCCCTTGGGGCCTTTCTTGCCGCGTTCTCCCATCCTTTCCGTTACCATGTCGTCTATCTCTTCTTGGAACAAGCCGTCGAGGTCGTCATACGGCTCACTATATATCTCTTGCGCTAGCTCTTCCCGTTCATCTGACCGTGAAAGACGGGCAACCCTGAAGCCCGGCACTTCCGCAGCCGCCGCTGCCATTGCTCCAGCAGCACGTTCCCAGTCGCCCTCCATTGCAGACTGGACACCTTCAATCAGTTCTCCGCCTGCCGCACCTGGGGCGATTGGCAGTGCCAAGTCGCCAATATATCTGAGTATATCCATCGGGTCAGCCACCTTCCCTACTTGAGGGTCAGCCCTGATAACTCCTAATGGAGCTGGAGCGCCCGTGAACGTGTAGCCTGTATAGTTGTCCCAGAACAGACGTACCACACCGCTGGTAAGTCCTCTTGATGCCTGATTAAGCCCATTTGCGCTTGGGTCAGCGGCTAGCGTTGCGATAGCCCTGAACAGACCAACAGTCGGGCCGAAGACAGAGAAGTCTCTCCCGCCTGCTCGAATCGTATAGAAGTTCGCATTGACCCTGCCGTTCACAAACGGCCTTCTGTCTGTCTCGTGTCCAAGGGCAGCATTTGCGAGTTCTGTTGCAAAGGCTCCCATTCCAATCAAGCGCGTCATTGTGTGCAGTGCTTCCCTGCTCTCTATCGTCTGCGCTCTTCCCATGCTTGCAAGCACATCAGATTCTATCATCGGTTTTCCTCGGAATGGCACGTTCACCCTTGTTTGTCCAAGAGTTCCCAATGCTTCCCGTGTCGGGAGCCTCATACGGGTTGCGCCAACGAGTGACTGCCCAAGCACTTCAAGCCGTGACTGGAAGAACCTTGCAGCAAACATTGCGAACTCACCGATGTCACCACCAAACTGCTTATCTGACCACCCAGTCATCCTGTTTGCGGCATTTGCGATTTGTCGCAGCTCGCCTGAACTGTGCAGTTGCTCCATTGTTCTGCCCTTGGCAAGTTCGTGTCTCAGCAGTTCGTCTGCCCATCGAAGACGTAACGCATCACCAAAGGCACCGAAAAGGCGGTTGCTTAATTGGAACCCGCCACCTAGTCCTCTGGCTACCGCTCCAACCACGGGAGTCCTGACTTCCATCATTCTCTCAACGCCCGGAAGCCCTGTCTCTACGGCAGTGCCACCCTGACGCAATCCAAGGTTAGCCCATATCCTGGAAACAAGACGCCCATTATCTGTTGCTTCTTTGTCAAAGCGTTGCAAGGCTTCATCAATGACCTCTTGCCCCCTTCGGCCTCTTGCACTGTTGTACAAGGACCTGAAGGTTAGCCCAGTTGCCTGCCCCCATTGCTTGGGGGTTCTGAACAGAGCAAGCCCGCCATGTATGCCAATAGCAGAGAGGTCAAAGTTCGCCTTGATCCCACGGTACAGGTTGTTGATGTGCCTGATAACAGGAAGTTTTGCGAATTTTAGTACGGGCGATTCTCTGAACTCACGGTTTAGCGTAGCGGCAAAAGCGTCATCAGCATCAACTATTTCTAGCCCTTTGGCGCGCTCAGGTAATTTCCTTTTTCTGCCACGATGAGCCTTGGCGAGTTCTTTCAGCCTCGTGTCAATGTTCGCGTCGGTGATTCTACCAGCAACGCCCTTGATATACTCTCCAAGAGTTTTGTCGGGCAAATCATATCTACCACTTTGAAGTAGTTCCCCGTCAGGGGTCTTAATAGCATTGCCCTGATCATCGACCAGCCTACCCATAGCTGGCATTTTCGCCTGTTTTTCAGCGGCAAGAAGACCTTTCTTGGTAGGGTCTTCAGCAAGTTTTATAAGGTCATCAAGCTCCTCTGTAATGCTGTACAAGGTTTCTCCGTCAGTCGTTCTGATTCTTCCTCTGCTTAAATAGAACCCATTACCCGTTACGTCGGGTCGCACACGATTCGGGTCCCATCCAGGAATATTGTCCCTGAACACCTTGTTCCATCCAGGGATATAGACCTGAGATCCTCCAATCTCCTGTGTACTCCCAGTTTCAGCAAGCTCCCGCAGCGTACCCATAAATTCCCTTTGCCCGCTTGTAAGGAGCGGTTCATAGACATCGTATCGTGCTGCTATATCCTGTATGGTCGGAGATTGCAATATTGCTTCGCCTCCTTCATACGCCACCCTCACTCTGTTCTGGAGTGCCTCATCAAGGATGTTCCCTGCGGCATCAGTCGTAAAGTGATCCCGCAATCCTACTCTGACGGTTGTCGTTGCCAGATTCGCAGCACTCTCTGCCCTGGCCATCGTTGTGTCCCTGACCCGTTTGGCTGTTTCTACCACCCCTTCCAGCCCTTCAGTACGTTTTCTGACCCTCTTCGATACTCCAATTCCTCCTAAGAATCGATTGGATATTTCGGCTATTGCGTTAGCGCCCCTGCTCCACGTTCCAATCCGAGGATTGGCCGCAAAAGCCGCCGCAGGGTCAAGGTTGATGTCGGCAAGGGGTTTCCCTCCGAAGCTCCGTTCAAAGATATCTCTCTCGGCTGCCTGTCGTATATCCTTCATTTTGCTGGCAGCCCTTTGCTGTGCTGTACGGCTGACATCCAAAATATCCGCACCAGTCCGTCTTTGCAGATCCCAGTAGTCTGCTTCAGTCATTCCCGATCGTTCTAGTGCTTCTGATAGAGCCTCTCTGAATCCTTGACTCGTAATGGGTTCAGTTGATCCGTGTTGGTCAATAGCCTTTTGTATGGCTGTAGCTTGTCTATCGGTATCGGCCCTAAGTGCGTTCTCATAGCGTATAGGTGCCTTCTTATCAATCGCTTCTGCCCCCTCGCGCAAAACCCTAATCGCTTTTGCATGGTCACCAAGAAACTCCCCTCCTCCTACTCGCATACTCGGTAAGGCAATATTCAATGTAGGATCGAAGGGATGAGTGAAAGCTATTTCAATGTCTTCTAGGTCAGCGTCGTACAGCCTGTGTGAATCATCTCCACTTTCCAAGGCTGATGCAAATCTACGCATTGATTTCGCCAACACCTGCTCCGCCTTCATCATCTTATCTGGTGCGCGGGAAGACGGCAGGGGGCTATATCCACCTAGATCCAAAAGCTCTGAAGCAGTTCGCTGCCTAGCTCCTTCCGGCGGTGGAGTGAGTCTCCTATCAAGATCTGCCTGCCATTTCACTGCTGGATCTACTGGTTCCACAGGCCTGGGGGGTGCTTCCGGCAACTCGTCAAGGCTCTTCTCTAGAAACTTCAGTTCTTTCTCATGCCCCTTAATGGCAGCATCATATTCAGCTAGCCTAGATCGCTTTTCACCGCGCTGCGCCGCCACTCTCTTGAGGCGCTTCTCATCCTGAATCATTTTCTTGACTTGGCTTATCTCTGACCGCAACCCTTCTTGCGTAGTACGCAGATATGTGGCTTCTTCTCTCATCCCCCCGAGACGCTGACCAGTCGTCCCCATCTGTAGCGGTTCTTCACCTGTCTTTGTGCCAAAGGGCCATTCCTTAGAGTATCTCTCTGGGGGTCCTCCAAACGCCTCCTCAGCCACCTCGCCCGTCACACGGGGTGTGGTGGGGTCTGGGCTTATTGCCGGCCCAGCCAGTTCATCAATCTCCATTGCCTGTTCTGGTGTCGGTATGTCATCGACAACATCAACGCGCTCGCCAGCTTCCTGTACCGCTTCTACGGCGGGTCTTCCCCTAACCGCTTGCCACCCTTTTCGGAAGGGATATGTAATGCCTCGCCCTATCGCTTCTTCGGCTTTCCACGGGAGTTGCAGCCCTCGCCCCAGCGTTTGCGCTATGGGAGAGGCTCTCGACGCCAGTTTCGTTCCGACTTTTGCCAGCCCGAATGGTGCGAGTATTTCTGCACCTAGTCCGGCTGCTCCCCAATAACCAGTGCCTGCTTCCATCGGGTCTGTAAACGCCCCGATAGCGGCATCGACGTCACCCTGTCTTGCCTGTTCCCAGAAAGCCTGCCCAGATTCAGCCAGTGTTGACGGGGACACATCTGGGAGCCAGTCTCCCACGACCGGGGCTTTATGAAGTAGGGACGGCGTAGCGATTCCAGCAGCAGTGCCAAGGCCAAGTTCAGCTAGTCTTCTCCCGCGCTCAAAATAACGACCACCAGCGCCAAGAGCCGCTCCCAGTGGGTTCGGCGCGGACGCTAGCTGTTGAATTTCTTGGCGATCCTCTGGTGTTAATCTACCCATTAGTAGTTATATAAAAACCTCGTTCTCGGACTTGACATCATGCCTGTTGTTCCGCGGGCTGTCTGTGGCAGCCTCGAATACCGTGCTGTCCACGGGTCTGTTTCGAGAAAATCCATGAATGACGCAGGTGTCTGACCCTGCCTCATGGATGTTCCGGCAGCACCGTAGTAGTCCTTGAGGATGTCCTGATAGGAGTCCTCAAAGTATCTCTGCCGTCGCGGGCTTCGTGCTCCGAAGCCCATCCCGCTTGGAGAACTGTAATATTGTGCCGGCTCGAACTCTTCAAGTACCCGACCCCACCACTGCGGGGAGAAGTCCTGAAACGTGTTCGCGCCTACGTGTCCAGGTATATGTGGCATAGCTCACTCCTTACTCCGTGGCAACCTCTGGCTGTGCTGGCTGTGTCTGACTGAGGTACCAGTCCAGGAAGCTGCCCTGAGCCGCGCCCGTGTTGAGCCGTTGCTGTTGCAGTCTCGCCATCGCGTTCCGTACCGCTGAAGCCATCATTCCTGTGGTCTGACCTCCTCCGGGCCTCTGCAATGCAAGGAGATTGGCAACGGCTAATTGGTTCTGCTGCGCTCTCTGGGCGTTTGCTATCGGATTGAACTGCTCTGCCATCCACGCAGCTTGATCGAATCCGGAAGTTTCAGGGGTAAACTGAGCCACGTAGGCTCCCGGATCCATCATCGACGCTGCTCTTGCTTGCTGGGCTCGTCCTATCAGTTGAGTAGGGTCTGCATAGTAAGGCATGGTCGTTGGGTCGGCCTCCCTGCCCTGATAGCCCCTGAGATATTGGCTGAAACTCACCGGGGTATCTGGTGTTTGTGCCATCTGGGGTGCTCCAAGGAGATATCTCGCCCTGAGCCTCGCACCGATGTCACCTAACGGGGCGCGGGTTTCCCAGAACGGTGCCTGGGTTGCCATAAAAGCCTGCCATTCCTCTTGGGGAGAGCGGAACTCTTCGGCGGGTCCCATGAAAGATGGTCGTCCTGCTGCCCAATCTGTGGTCATTTCTGTCCTCCTTCTCTGTGCTTACGCCGTCATATATTGTTTGTCAAAAACTCCTTCGTCTATACCATACTGTATGGTTGGAACGAAGACCGGTCCTTTCTTCCTCTTCCCGTCCACCATATAAAGCTGGTTATAAGGCAAGCCTTTCGCCTTCTTCTCTGCCTCGACCTCATCAAACGGTTCCGGCATAGATGCGAGCAGTTCGTCCCATTTGGTCGGGTCGGGCATCTGCCCTGCAATAAACGATGTCTGTGGCTGCCCCATCATCTGCTGGTACGCTGCCTGACCTGCCGGTCCGACCTGTTCAAAGATGTCCGAATAGTCAGGATCCTCGGCGGTGGGGGGCATATCGCCCATCCCCATATCTTGTTGCCACTCCCCATAGGGAAGGTCTTTTGGTGCAATGTCTCCCATCGGTGGCTGTCCCATAACGCTCGGTGCTGTGGTCGGAGCGCCATCGCCAAAATAATCGGTGGCACCAGTTGGCTGTTGCCACTCTCCATAGGGAAGGTCTGACGGGGCAGCGTCTTCTTTGGTGCGGTTTCTCATCATCCGCTCAAAGATCCAAGCCTCTGACATCCCCATGTTCCTGTGGTGTTGCATGACCCTGGCTGCGCTGTTCTGTAGTGCTTTGGACCAGTTCCCCATCCCGCCGCCTGTCAGGTTGAGATTTATCAGCGCCAGCCTATTGTCGCCGTAGGCGTCGCCTGTGCCGAACAGTGCGTCCATCCAGGTATATTTTTCTTCGTCCCCTGGTGGCCACGTATCAAAATCCTGATTGTTCTCGTACTGCAAGAGTATGCGGGCTACGTCCCTTGCTTGCGACAGCATAGCAGGGTTAGCAAGGGTCAGTGCCGGATTTCTGAGATACTTTTCGAGGAAGGCCGCATACTGCGTTTCGAGTGACCCTCTTGCGGCTGTCACTTGCTTATCTTCAGTGAGATAGTCTGCTTCCGCAATCGCCTTGATGTTTTCCCACGCTGAACTACCTCCTACGAGAAGGAACATAGCCCTCGTCTGTTTGAAGATAGAAGGCAGTTCCTTTAGCACATCCGATCTTCCCACGCCTGGGATCGCATATATCCTCTGGTAAAATATCTTTCCGAGGTTCTCGTCCCATTTACCCGGCTCGCCTGTCGGGATAGGTCCCCCCAGATCAATCTTTCCTGTAACGGGGCGCTGCGAGGGGTCGCCTCCTGTTCTCTCCAGTATGTCCTGCTGTTGTATCGTATTTAGCAGGAAGTTCCGCTCTGGTTGAGGAGTCGCCTCCTTTGGGACTGGATATCCTTGGGCTGACCCGCCGAGAACAGTATGTATTGCCGGATCATAGCCCCCTGGGCCAGGGGTCATCTGTTGTTCTTGCGTCTGTTCGAGAGACATCGGGTCGAGTCCAAGTCCCATAGATTCTTCAATCTGCTGCCTGAACTCATCGGGATCTCCGCCGACACCAAGCACACTGCCTTCCCATCCCGGCAGGTTCATCCATACCTGCAATGTATCGGGTGTCTGACCCTGTAATTCAGCAAGTATCTCGTTGGGTGAGGCGGAATAGTTGTCAGCCTCGTCTGGCTCAAACAACTTATTGAGCTTTACAGCCGCTGCTATTTGAGGATTCTGTGCAGTCATCTTTTCTAGCTGACCTTCTCCAAACCCTGTTATAATATCGCCGACGCCTTCAGTGATACCTGTGCCGATGTCCTGGTATCCACCTGCGAGTAACTGCTGTCCTTCTGCTTGTGCCTCAAATCCTGTCGTGAATATATCGGCCATGTTGCCCGCAACGCCTTTCACTGTGTCGAACAACCCGCCTTTGTCTGGACCCTGCTCAGGCGGTTCGCCCGTGCCTGCATAGACAGGAGCGGCTGTTAAATCAAAGAGTCCCGTGACCGCATCTGCCATCTGGTCGCCGGCGGCGGAGAAGATTGGACCTTCCTGCCCCATCATTCCTTCGGTCACAGCCTTGTTGCCTATGGCTCCCATCATATCGTCTATCGCGCTGCCTGCCGTATCGAGCAGGTTGTCGGCCACGCTGAAGAACGTGTCCCACACATCGTTGTCATAGTAGTCATCGCCCTCCATGTCGTCTGACAATGCGCCCAGTGCCAGTATGCCGGGATACTCTTGTATGACCGAATCCACGACCTCCGGCACCAGTGACGGACCGTATGGTGTCATCATAGCATCGGGCTTGTCCATCTGGTAGATGGCCTTCTCCACGAGGAACTCGTCATCAGGTAGTTCCGCGAAATACTCGTCTGAGAACTCGTCCTCGACGAGCGTGTCGTAAAAGTTCGTAGCGGCCTCATCGAAGTCGCTGTCGTTCTCGACCATATCGTAGTAGACGGAAGCGGGTGCTCCCTTCCACCAGTTACCTGCTATGTTCAGTATGTTGTTGATATTAAATGCCATCTACGGTCCTCCCTGAGCGCCCGGTCTTGGGGTGCCTGGTGGCACCGCCGGACCCTGTGGTGGTGTCGGCATTGGTGGTGGGACGCCCATCATGGCCTCCGGCATAACCGCCGGATTCATAGTAGGTGGCCCCCCGGGAGGGGGTCCCGACGGGAGGGGACCTATCGGGCCTGCCCCAGGAGGGCCAAGGGGGCCTGGCAGAGCGGCAGGGGGAGGTGGTGGCCCTGCGGCCAGAGCCTCGGCATCTTGTCGTTTCTTCATCAGGACGCTCATCAGTTCGCTGACATAGAACTGCACCAGGTCGTCCCTTCCCTGCCGTTCTGAGGCGAGGAGGAGACTCCAGAGGGCTGCTTCCGGCAGCATCCTCTCGGCGAGTTGCTCCTTGATAGAGTCGTCCATCTGGTCTGCGTCCTGTATAGCGAGGATACGGTCACGTATCGCCCTGTCAGACAGTAACGGTGTCGGTCCCTCTCGTGCGATCTGAGCCATCGAGAACCGTGTCATATCGTCCTGTGGCAGTTGTCCCACGAGGTTGACGACGGGAGATCCCGTGTTCTTCAGTATATCCGGGCTTATCTCCTCGGTGAAGTAGACACGGTTCCTGTCCATGCCTGACACCTCCATCGACTTGAACGAGCCTTCGGCGTACTGGTCTGCTATCAGGTTGAAGATCATCTGGTACGCCTTCTCCGTTGCCCGGAGATACTTGTTGATGACCGTTTCCACGCCCTGTCTGAGCGTATTGATAGCGAACCCTGATAACTGGAACGGCAGTTCTCCGTAGACGGAGTGCGGTATCGAGCCGCGCTGCATCTCTCCTGATACGAGGCTCATAAAAGCGCCTGTCTCTTTCGCCATCTCAAGGAGTCCGAGCGGTTCGACGTTCTCGTTCTGGGCGAGGGATATCTCGGAACCCTCTAAGTAGGGGTCTTCGTCGAGTGACTTCATCCCGTCACGGGAACGGACGATGAGTCCCTGCCGTCGTGACCGTGCGGTCAGTTCGAGCAACGTACTCATCATCAGGTTGTGTTTCGGATAGAGGTCGCGTGTGGCACGGAACACCGATTCGCCGACATCGGAGATGGTGTCGTCCATATTGGACTGTGAGAGTGCCACGATATAGGGGTTCGCCCCGACCGGCCCCAGGAATGCCGGTACCTGGTCGGCACCGTGCCTCGTCTGTTTCTTTATCACTCTCGTGAGTGGTGTCGTCGCAGAGCCGTTGTTGATGAGGATCGTGTTCATCTCTTTGTCATAGAAGTCATAGACGTCTATGCCGTCCACCTTGTGCGGTGTGTCCCAGTCAACCCTGACGTTGTACTGGGAGAATATCTGATCCTTGGTCTTGGGCACCCTGTAGCACACCCATTCGAGGCCGTCGGGTCCCATGCCCCAGTATGTATGGAGCGGATCCCAGGGTGTTATGTCCACGTAGGTCGTGCCGTCCTCACGTTTGGCGAGGAGCGCCCGTCCTGCGTACCACCCACGTATCACTGCGTACCATCCTATCTGGTCGCGCAGGGTGGGGAGCATCAGGCGGCAGAGCCGTTCATCGGCTGCTGCCAGTATACCGATGAGGAACCGTTCTTTTCGGTCGTTCTTCTCACGGAGTTCCGCATCCGCCCCGTCGTGGGGGATACGGACGGTCATCTCAGCGCCGGACACCCAGCCGATGACCTTTTCCGCATAGGTCTGCGGGTCATTGGACGTATAGGACTGGTAGCCCTCACCCGCGTCGTATGGTTCGAGCCGATACAGGGCGTGGTCGTCCTGCATCCTCTGCCTGAGCGGTTCGGTAGCGTCGTAATGGGCGTCTACCAGTGCTACGATATCCTCTGGTTTTCTTCGTGCCATCTACACCCACCTTTTCACATGGATACGTTCCCGTCCTTCGACGTAGCCGTACCCGAATCTGTCTATGAGGCCGTAGATTATGGCTTTTACGCCATGATTATACTTGTCTTCAGGGATTTCGCCAACTATGTTCCCTTCCCTGTCTGTTTTCCACCTGTACGCCTTGGTCTGCCCGTCGAATGGATTGGGTGCCGAGCCGAACTCCGAGAGGATGCCGTGGCACTTCGGGCTGAAGACGATACGTGGGGCGTGGGTCTTGGGGTCTATCTTGAGCCACCCCTTGAGCCTCTCCGTCCCCTCGTTGATCCTGATCTTCTGGGACGAGAGGTAGAGTCCTGTTCTGTCGAGCCAGACCTCTGCGGGGGCTGCCATTGCCTGGTGCTGGTTCCCTGCGATGTCGATGACCCCGAACTTTGCGTCGGGCCACCACTCTCGTGACTGGGCGACGTCGATGATGTCGTCGGTGACGAGTTGTTGTTCGTAGATCTCGTCGATGACTCTGATCTGTTCTCCGATGACCTGGACGACCTCCACGGCATACGCTCCAGCATAGCCCGGATCCATCCAGATATGGACTGGTTCACCTGGTTCATATTCCACCTCGCTTATATGCGCGTCGGGACGGAACTCAGGGAACACGAGTCCTTTGGGGGGCGAGGGTTTCCCCTCGATGCGTTCCATGAAGAAGTCGTCGCTCGACGCCTCTTTGAGTCTCTGTATCTCCGGGTCGTATTCCCCACCCGGATACAGGTGTATATTCGTATAACTCGGCAGGGAGAACGCCCGTGCATCCTTCTCCGCACCTGAAGCCCATGCCGTGAACATCTGGGGGTACCAACCTAGCGACCCCTCGAATGTTCCTGCGAGGAAGAGCCATCCCCGTTTCGGGGCGCATCTGCCCCTCAATCTGAAGAATGTTTCGATATCGAGCTGGGAGGCTTCGCATCCGAGGATCCCGTTGGGTGCCCGCATTGCGAGTGTTCGTGGGTCTTTTGCGCTCTTCGTTTCAATCCGTGTGCCATCAGCAAGAGTGAGATGACCGGGATCGACTCGCTTCGATGCTTCTTTGAGGATTCCGAGCATGGAGAAGTCCTGCAAGAGGTACTCGAACTCTGCTCTAGTCCTCTCATAATCCGCCGCAACGAGCCAGTATAATCCTCGCTCTTCTGTCTCCGCAAAGCGTCCGAGGAGATATTTCGATGCGATGAGGGATTTCCCTGCCTGTTCACCGCCTGCGACGAGGTTGAACCTGTAGGGCGAGTTGAGAATAACCTTCTGCTCGTCCGTAGGAGTGAAACCAACCTTCTGAAAAAGGTAGTCACGTAAATCAGGCCCTTTCGTCGCGGTGGTCACTACTCGCCTTCGCCTTCTCCCTCTTCCTCGTCACCGCCGGTCTGTTCCCCGGTCTGTTCCTCTTCACAGGCGCATTCCTCTTCACACTCACACCGTTCTTTCTCTGTCGTCATCTCTTCCTCCTTGATTTTGACATAGCGATAGCGACCGCCTGCTTCTGCGGGCGGCCTTCCTTCTTCAGTGTCCGTATATTACTGCTGATCGCCTTCCGGCTCTTTCCCTTTTTCAGAGGCATCGCTTCGTCGCTCCAGTATCTCGGATAACGTCCTCTCGACCGTCACGGGGAGTTTCTCCTCTTCCACATCGCCACGACCCTTGCCAACCTCTTTCGCCGCCTTGCGCCACTCGATGATGAGTTCCTTCGCGGAATCCTCGCTCATAGCGAACTGCGGGCGGTACTTCTGGGGCATATTAGCATTCAACAAACCAATGAGCAAGATGTCACTGCCACGGTTCTTGTCAGGATTCCTCACCCGGTCGAGGGCCAGCCCCTCCAGGGACTCGGCAAACGACTGCCGCATCAAATCAAAACGCTTCGCGAACTCAGGATCCTTGTGCCAGTTCCCATAACTCAACCTCGATATGCCGGCTATCTCACAAGCCTTCCGTATCGTCCCCCATTCCTCATACGCGGCAAGGAAGACCTCCTTCCGCTTCACAGCGTCCAGGCTCCTCTGGGTGTTACTCCTCCCAGAAACAAGAGACTCCTTCTCTTCTCTCTCTTCCATCTCAAAACCCCCTTCCCCTAACAACCCTATCCCCTTATGAGTATTACTTAGTAATATTACTACTTCCCCCCTTAAGGGGGGGAAGGAAGTAGTAATATTACTAGTAATATTACTCGATATTACTAGTAATACTATATCTAAATCACTGGTTTTTAAGGTTTTTTCGGGTATTACTAATGGTATTACTACCATATTACTCCTATCTGTCAATACTAGGACCCCTTTAGAGAGAAAAAGTTTGTCAAGGGTATCACAATAACCAACCATAAAACGACAAGACATACCCCCCCTAAGCAACCGATCACAGACAACCGTAACCACCCTCACAGACCACTACCGACCACTAACCACCGACCAACCAACCACCAACTACCACGTACACAATGCCATCTACTCTCCACCATCTACAGACCAACTATCCACTACTCACTATTCTCTCCCTTCTCATACTACTCACCCTTCTTCTCATCGGACTTCTTGATTGTTGTCGATGACTGGCATACGTCCCTACCGCCCCAACCAACTCCTGCCGTCATCGAGCGGGGCGGGGCTTGGGCGGCGGGGGTTTTTTGGTTAATTTTAGAAACTTCTGTAATTCGTTTATACATTGTTTGTGCTTTGTTTGTGTTTTGTTCAACGTTTCAAGCTTCAAATTATAGGCAAAACAAGCCCTTCTGATAGCTTCACCTATACCAAACTACTAGCAAGGTGGTTATCGATGCTGTACGTGTCTTACAGTGCGTTGTAGGTACATTGTAGGGTTTTTCTTGGATAGTTAACAAAGGTATTAATCTATCCAACTACATCCATTAATCAATCACTAGCAATCATCCGGATCGCTTAGTTATCGACAGCTTCGCTGTAAGAAATATTGCCAAGTATTTCCCTGGGAAATACTTTCACAAATTTCTTTATTTATTACGCTTGGATATTGATAAAAGTCGTGCAATTATCATCGTTTTTAGACTTTTAATGTTCTCTTTTATCGGTTAAACTTAGGTGATAAGTACAAACTAAGCACGAGGTGTGGTAATGGCAAAAGTTAAAGAGCCAAACGGTTATATAGTCTATGAGGGTATAAGCAATTATGACGGTAAAGATATCGTTGTAATTGCTACTGGTTTTGCTAACAAAAGCAAAAACACAAAAACCGGAGACATGATCCAAACTTGGATTATGCAACAAGATACACCACCACATGAAGCAATCAAAAACGGTAATGATTATAGTGTGTGTGGTAATTGTCCATTACGCCCATTGAATTACAAAGCTAATGGATTGAAAAAACGTTGTTATGTGTTGGTACATAATGCACCGCTTACAGTGTGGCGTACATACAAAAAAGGCGGTTATGAACACAGCACACCGGAAAGATTGCGGGAATTGCTACAAGATAGCAACGGTTTGAGACTTGGAAGCTATGGTGATCCCGCAAGCGTACCGTTTGAAGTATGGCAATCGATCGGAGTAGGTACAGGCGAATTCAATCACACTGGTTATACGCATGGTTATCTTGTGGATAACTTTGATACTAGATACCTTGACGTTGCAATGATTAGCCTGGACAAAATTACGCCCCAACTACCACCCGGATTAAATGGCCGTAGCTTTAGAGTGATTGATTCGGTCGATGAAGTTTTACCGGGTGAGATCCTATGCCCGGCAAGTAAAGAACAAAACTATAAAACAACGTGCGAAAAATGCGGACTGTGTGCAGGCCTTAACCGTAAAGCAAAGAACATAGCAATAATTATCCACTAGAAAGGACCGAAACTATGAAAACTTGTCCACTATGCAATGGTTACAGCATCGAATTAGGCACACTCGGGA